ATAGTCTCTCCCTCTGTGACCTTGAAGTAGCCATAGTACTTAGAACCTTCGTGTTGGTTAAGTTCACCATCACTTCTTACAAAATACCCATCTGTATATGGAAGCGCTTTCGGGTAAAGAGCTGCCGTTTTAGACTCTGTTGATAAGTCGCTGAGTTTATCGCTTACGGTCTTCTGAGACATAACAAGTTCCTCGGAATCTCCAGATTCATGAGCAACACTTGTTTTATCAAACTTCTTGCCAAGCTCGGTATCAACAGTCTCCTTGTCCGCCTTCTTGCCAAGTTCAACGTCCTGCTGCTTTGCAATATCCGCAAGACCAGCGAGAGCACCGCCTACCCTCATGGCTGTGTTCTCGCCCACCTTCGTAGCGTTCTTGACCGCTTCCGCCTGCTGTTTAATTTCGTCTATTGTTGCCATAATTAATCTCCTATTGCGTGAATGTGTGCCCTCGTTCCTCGCTGTGGCTTTACCTCCCCTTTCGAGGTGAATGCCTTGAGGTATTCGAGTGCATCGGATAAATATCTTTCTGCCATATCCATGATGTCGTTGTATTGCTTGTTGCTCGATACATCTTGAACGTGGTCCGAATAATCGTCTCTGTGGCGCATTCCACCAGCTCGGCTTATAATTGTACCATCGGCACGGAAAAGCCTCGCATACGTGAAATAAGCGAGTGCTTTGCGTATTCCGCTGGTGTACTTCTGCACCTTGGTTTCGTCTTGGCTGCAATCTCCATCCTTTTTGGTGGTGTATTCGCCACCGTCCAGGAAGACCGCAGGCTGGAAATCGGGCAAGACTGAATCGTCCCACTCTCCCTGCTCGGTCGCTGCCTTGAACCGCTTCCACCCGATGGCTGGTATGATGTTCGTGTCCTCGCATTCACGAATGTATGCGTTCACTTCATCCTCATCTAGGTGTACACTGGTCGGTCGTGCCAGTTCCCGGAACTGTTCAACCGTGATAAGTTGCTTTCTTGTCTGTTCTCCCATAGGCTCAATCAATTAATCTATCGTATTATTCCCTGCCGCTTCGCTGCTGATATACTTCAACGGCTGTAGTTTGGGGTCTAGGTTCTGAATGCCTGGATCGTGCCAGTTCTTGAAAATCTTCTTGAAGGCTCGCTCGATGAAACGCTGCTCGGTCGTCACTTCGCCTGCATAGTATTCGTAAGCGTCCTGCATAACTTGTCCGCTGAATCCCAGCTTGCCAATACGGATGGAGTAGAAGAGTTCTTGGTGGAACTGTGCGTAGATGCGCTCGATAACGCTGCTATCGGTCACGGAAAACTCCTTGTCGAAGTTCTTCGTTGGGAAAGCCACAACCTTCGGTTCGTCTTCCTCGTTCTCCACCTCGACAGCTAGAATCTTCGCTGTGCTCTCGTCCCCTTGGAACTGCAAAAGGTCTTCATCGGAAATCATCTGTCCGCTCTCCACCTCTTCGCCTTTCTCGTTGAACTTAGGCACGCCCTTCTTGGTTACGAGCATACACGATACGAGGAAGTTGTTGCGGACGTTTCGCATCTTCACGTTGCCCAGACCTTCATCTGTTGAGATTTCCGTGATGGCAGAATCGTAGCTGGCTGTCGGATAGATAAACTTTCCGTCTAGGCTCTGCCACAGAATCTGCCCATTGTAGCTGTCGATACCGCCAGCGTTCTCAATCTGTTCAAGAACGATGTCGGGGTCGGGATTGAAGGTGTTGATGCGCTCGATGGTCTTCTCGTTCACCATCAACCGCTTTCCGTTCCTCGTTTTCTTCTGCTCCCAGTCGGGGTGTAGCAAGACGTGCGCCACGCTCCCCTTGTCGTCCGTCTCTTCAAGGCGGCAATTCTCAAAAGGTACGTGGCTCACGCTCGACACCTGCCCTAGAACGTTGTAGTTAACATGAAGGGCAAAGCCTCCAAAGCGTGCGAGGTCTTGCGCCACGTTCCGAAGTAAATCGTCTGCCGTGTCCCCTTGCTGGTTCATCGCTAACGCTGCGATAACATCGCTATCGAAGCCGTAGCCCTCAATGAATCGGGCGTAGCGGTTAAGGCAGAGCATTGCCGTTCCGCTGGCTTCCGTGATGCGTGCGAGGTTCTGCGGATATAGATTATCATATCCGTATGCCTGCATCTTGAATCGGCTGACGTAGCCAATATCAATTCTTCGCTTCGGCTTCTTAACTGTCTTTACGTTCATCTTGCTTGTGTCGTTTTACCTGTTGTTTTATTACTCTTCCTTGCCTGCTTTTTCGGCTTGGTCGAGGTCTTTCTTCTTATCGCTGCCTGCTGGCTGCTCCTTGTTCTCGATGAGTTCCTCGCTGGGTATCTTTTGGAAGTATTTCTCCATCTGTGGGTACTTCGTCAGATATTCGTGCGCGACCTTGTCGGTCAGGTTCTCATTAGTGAAAATCTTACCATTGTAGAAATCCGGGCAGGAAATGATGAAGCCTGCCTTCATTACGTAATTACATTGCTTTGGCATAGCCTTTTCTTTTTTGAGTTTTAGATAAATTTCAATCAAAGCATCGTGGTAACACTGCTGGCAGGTTGTCGGTACAAACCGCTTCCGTGTTACCTCGAAATATAGAGTTTCGATAACTGCCTTGTCGTTTGCATCAAAGGGACTGTCAAAACGTGCCTTCAACTCCCCGACCTTGGCTGTTGCTTCCTCGTAGGTCATAGCTTAACCTCCTACGGCTGCTGTTGTCAGACTGGCGTACTTGGCTGCTGTGGTCTCGCTGTCGGTGTCGAAGAAGAAATAAGCTGATTTTGGTACGCTCTCCTCTTCCAGCGTGATAAGCCATCCGCCCTCGGTATCGTCCGAGTACTTGTCGTTCTCTCCTGCGCTTGCCTTCAATGCCTGCGCATATCCGAATACTTGGTACTCTGCCTTTCCATCCGCTCCCTTCGAAAGGTTGCGCAGGATGATAACGAACTTACCGTTCGCCAGTCCGTCAATGATATTTGCGCAAACATCTGGTGTATTTGCCAGCACAACGACTGCCACGGTGTTCTTCCAGCTGTTGCGGTACGTACCAACGGTAAGTTCTGTCTTGGTTCCAGTGAATGGCTTGCTGCCCTCCTGCCGGATAGCGTATGCCTTCTTGCCAGTCTTCAGCACCAATGTTTTGATTGTATTACCCACGACAACGGACTTGGTAAAGTCAATGTCGTCTCGGTTGATGATAAGTCCATCGCCCTCCAATCCCTTTGTTACCTGGTCTTCGCAAGGGATGATGATGTCCTGGGCGATAAGGCTCTCGCAAGTTGTTGCCATATTAATTCGTTTTAAAATTGTTATATCCCCAACACCGTTTTGTGGGTGTTGAGGATTTGTAAACTTAATACTTGATGAAGATATGGAGCGATTAGTAAGCTGCGTGGATCATATTCTCTTCGAGGAGAGCCGTGCCAATCTTACCAGTTGCGTAGATGTAATTTCTTCGCTCCTTCTGGTCGAAGAAGATATCGAGGTCGCTAATGAGTGCGTCAGCGTCAGTACCCACCATAAGGTGCTTAGGATTGCAGAATACCGCACGGTGTGGAAGGTTGACAGTCGTCTCGCCCTTCTCGTATGCGTTAATCATCCTATCCCAGATGCCGACACGTGCAATCTTCACTCCGTTGTAGGTCGCTACATCGAAGCCATCGAACAACTTTTCCCACGGCATAATATCGTGGTAGGTCTGCTTGATGTCGTAGGTCAATGCGTCAGCAAGCGAGCGTGTCATAAGCAACACCGCATCGCTATCGTCAATGATGCGTGTGTCCACGTCCATCAAGATGGTGTCAACGAGTGTTGTAGCTGCACCCTTCTTGCGCAATGCTGAAACCTGCGCTGCTGCTGTGGTCTCGCTGTTTGCTGCAATGGCGGTATGGTTCTTGGCTGCTGTGGCTGTGAAGATGCGCTTGAATAGACCGTCACAGACGTTGAACATATTAACGTCCGACCCTGCTGTCAGCTTGCCGCCACCTGCACCTGCCAATGCTGCCGCCTTGTCACCGAACCAGCCGAATCGCCAAATCATCTGCTGCATAGCTCGCTGGAGTGCATCGGTGTAGATTGTCATAAAGTCGGTGCTGGTAAGGTCGCCAATCTCTGTACCAGTTTTAAGGCTGTACTCTGCGATTGAACCCTTCAATGCCTCGTAGCAAATCTTGATAGGGATTTCCCACTGTCCGAGTTCCCAATGCTTCATACTATTAGCGATGCCCTTCTCTTCGTAGGTAGGGTCGCAGCCGCCACCCTTCTTGCCGACCATATCCATCTCACCGATAAGTGCGATAGGGTCATCGTTCTTGACCTTCATAATGTTCACGAATGAAGAAAAATCCTCATCCTTGAAGAAGGTCTCCTGCACGGCATCCTTGATGCTTGCGAGGTTTTCGGGCTGGAGTGTCAAGTTCTCCAGCTGCTTCTTTGTAAATCCTGCCATTATTTTCTTCTGATTTAATGGGTTAATACTTGGTTACTTCTTGCACTTGCCGTGGAGCTTGGCAAGTCTCTCCTTGATGGCGTTCTTGCCTTCCTCGACTGGGTTCACATTGTCGCCTGCGCCCTTGCCGCTTGGCTGTCGCTGTGCTGGCTGGTAGTGGCTGCTGAAGCCTGCCAGCACCTTCTCCGCACCGCCTGCCATCTTCACTGCATTCAGGATGTGCATATCCTCCTTGCTCTTCGCAAGTTTCTGTACGCTTGCCAGCTGTGCCTTGGTGTCACTCAACTGCTGCTTGAGTGCTGCTACCTGCTGCTGCAACTTGGCTACGGTGTCGTTGTCGGTGCTTGATGCGCTGCCGCCCTCACCGCCTTCACCACCCTCATTGTTGGTGTCGCCTGCGGTCTTAATGTCGGTGATTACACCATCCTCGACAACGATTGTCTTGCCATCTGGCATTTCAAACGTTCCGTCCGGACTTGCCTTGTCGCCAACCTGCGGGTCTCCCTCCTCACGCTCTACGGTCAGTGTCTGTCCGTCCGCTGTGTTGAGTTCCATAGCCTTTGGCTCTACCTTGGCTTGTGGCTCTGCCACCGCCTGCTCTGCTTCCTCCAGTGACTTCACGCCCAACTTGGCGAGGATCTTGTCAAGGAGAGAAGCCTTTACTTCTGTTTTCTTCTCCATTGCTTTTGGATTTTGTTGTTTTGAATTAATAAAATTTTCGATATTGCGCTTCGATGCGCTTGCGCTGATTGGTGCAACGGTGCTGCTTATAAGACCTAGGCGCAAAGCCTCGCTGGTGCTGATGAAGATGTCCTTATCCATCAAGGCTTGAATCTCTTCCCGGTCGCACCCGCACCGCTCTACGTATGCGTCAACCATCTTGTCCTGCCACATCTGCATTTCCTCGCCCTGGTTCTTCAAGTCCTTTGCGTTCAGCTGGTCACCCAGACACCATCCAGGAACCCATGGATTGTGCAGGAGAAAGGCAGCGTTCTCGTATGCCTTGCGGCTCTCCTTTGGTGCTGCCAGCATAATGATTGTTGCCATACTAGCAGCCTTGCCCTCAATGGTGCAGGTTATCTTCTTGCCGCTCTGTCGCAGTCGGTCGTAAATCGCCCAGCCTTCGACAACCGAGCCGCCATTGCAAAAGATGCGCATATCGATAGTGTCATCATCTTTCGGTATGCTTGCTGCAAAAACATCTATATCTTGGAAACATACGCAGTCACCACCCCACCATTGATACCAAAACTTATTGTCTTTGCTGTCGATGTCGTTGTATATTCTGAGTTTTGCCATTGAAACGTTATTTTTAAGTTTTAAAACGCTGCAAAGATACGATTATTTTCGATATGTTTATCTCACAAACAGTTAATTTTCCTAAACAAGCCGAAAATTTGCGCTCTAAGCGGCTTTTACTGCCTTTGGCGTATAACTTTACCACCTTCGACCAAAAACTGCTCAGAACGCAAATTTTAATAAAATAACAACACCATTAGAGCCTGCCGATATTCTCTATCGTCTGCACTCTCCGCTGTGTTCTGTTTATCTCTTCAACGCTCACTACTGGCTGGGGAGCCATCTGATACCCTCTAGCGACCGCTGCCGCCAGCATATCCATACCGATGTTGCTTCCTCCGTTGTTTACTACGATAGGCACGCCACCTCCAAGCTGGTTGAATGCGGATAATATCGGGCTGAACATCGATGTCGCCTTGGCGGTCATTACGCTCTCGCCATTGGATAGCCTTGCCGGGATGCTGTCGCTCGTTCCAGTGCCTGCACCCTGCACGTAGCCACCAGTGGAAAATCCCTTAATAACCGATTTCGCTCCTGCAATCGCTGCCTTAACAATAACCGTCAATGCCGCAGCTTCAGCAATGCCAAATATACCTTTTTCAGCAATCTGTGTTACTTTCAGTTTTGTAAGGATGAAGGGTTCTAGAATGTTCAGTGCCGTGATAAGCAGTGATTTCAAGAAAGCCTTTCCTTTAGCTGTTTCGGCTTCAAACATCTCATCCATAGCAGATGTCAATCCGTCCGCAATCTGTCGGTAAATTGCCTTGAACTTTTCTTTTTTGGCTTCTTCCTCATCAATAAGACCTTGATTTTTCTTCTTTTGAATTTCAACCAATGTATCTGCAAGTGATTGCTCTAACTGTTTATGCGCATCCTCGTTCTCTTGGGTCATTGCTAGCTTCTGCTCTAGGAAAGCCTTGTATCTCTCCAGCTTGGCTGCATCGTCTTCCTCGCCAGTGCCACCGTTCATAATGTCCGCATCCCTGCGCTTCTTCTCTGCTTCCTCGAACTCCTGGTTGATGGAATCGACAATCTCCTTGGCTTGGTTCTTGATGTCCGCTTTTGCCTTTATCATTATGTCGAGAAGCTTCGCCTGCATTTCCTGCGCCTTTTCCGCTCCAATCTCACCTGCCGCCACGTATGCGTCAATGCTTCGTGCCACCATATTCTTCTCCAGCTGTTCGAGGTCGTTGCTGTAGTCTCGCTCGTTGTCGTACATGCCTGCGAGGTATCGCTTCTTTGCGTCCATTACTTGCTCGTTGTACTTGTTCTGTATAAGCGCAATCGCTTCCTGCAATTCCTTCTCCTGCTTCTTCCTGCGCTCGGCTTCCTCCTTTGCCGCCTTGTCGGCTGCTGCCTTCTCCTTCTTGGTCTTAGGGGTAGTGCTGGCGATATTGGTGCCGTCCTTGAGCTTTGTTTTGTCGGTTGTGGCGGTCGCCATGGATGGCGCATCTGCGCTGACTGGTATCTTGATGTTAGCATGGTTAAAAGTATTCTTCATGCCACCCACGATAGAATTAGCCATTCCGCTGCCGAATTTCTTCAAGTCTCCCCAAGCCTCCATAACGGTATTGCCAAGACCCGAAAAGATGGAGTAGAAGCCGTCTCGCATCTTCTTCACGTCAAAGGAGAAAAAGCCCTCAAACATCTGCAACAGTCCCCTCACTGGTCTTGCAACAAGCTTAATGGCATCTATGATGATGTTGAAGGCAACCAAGGCAACCTGCCCGACAGACTTAAACGCAAAGCCTATCAACTGAATCAATCCCCTAAATGCCACGCTTTGGTTATAAAGGTTGATGATTGCCCTCAATAGTTTCGTTAGATGGTTGCTCACGAATGTTGCCGCCTGAGCCTTCATCATTTCAAAGCCGCCACCAGTAACGTCAAAGAGTGCACTTGCGGTATCCTTCAAACGCTTGTTGGCTTCCACCTGTTTTTCCTGAGCCTTGGCAACATCACTGGATTGTTCCTTGACCTTATCCATGTTCATCTCAATGTCTCCGAGGGTCTCGATGTACTTTAGTCCTGCATCCTCTCCCGGACCACCAAATATATCTGCGATGGCTGTTCCTACCTTGGCTGATGAAGCAGGGAACTCCTTTAGCTTGTTACCGACCTCCTGCATGATGTCGAATGTGGTCTTGCTACCGTTTTGCAGTTCTTTCTGAACTTTCTTGCTTGATATACCTATGCCATCCAATGCGGCTGCTGTTGCGGTAGTCATCTCTCGAAGTCTAAGATTACCCTCCTTGATGGTGTCAAGACCCTTATCAGAGAATATTCCCTGCTTGGTGGCGTTGGTTGAAATTGCCACGAATTGCTCCGCATTCAATCCAGCCTCCTTCAGGTACGTTGGGTATTCCTTCACGTTCTCTAGGAACTCATCACTAGCATTCGCACCAGCCACAAAGCCATCTTGCAAGAGCTTTAGCGATTCTGATACACTGATGCCAAACTGCTTGCTCATTACATTTGCGGATTGCAAGGTTTCGCCAAAATCCACGTCAAACGTCTCGCTGATTGCCAAGGCTTGATTTCTCACTGATTTCATTTCGTCACCGAAAAGCCCAGTGAACTGCATTGTCTTGCGTGTGGCTTCCTCTATGCCCTTGTTGTAGTCATAGAACCATTTGAAAGCCATTCCGGCACCTGCCACACCTGCCATGGCGAGGAAATAAGGGTTGGTCAATAAGGAAAGAGCCGTATTTTTCAACGCACCAAACTTTACCCTCAGGTCTTCCACGGACTTTCCCATTTCCATGACCTTTCCGATTCCAGTATCATCAACAACATCAAAACCGAAAAACTCGGTGTTCTGTAGGTCGTCAGCCGCCTTCATCATGGAATCGTAATAACTGCCGACACTGCGCTGAAATCTTCCAGTAGCCTCCTCAGCCTCTTTCAGCTCCTCTATCAAGTCTTGGATATGCTCCTGCATCTCCTGACCCTTGGAACTATCACGCTCGGCACGGCTCATCTCATCGTAAGCCTTGGTGGCATTTGAAAGCTGGGCACGCAGCTGCTTCAAGCTGCCCTCCTGCTCGTTTTCGGTGCGAACGTTGTTCTGTATCTCCTTCCGCAAAGTGCGAACGTTGTACTGATACTCCTTGATGGTTGCGTTGATGGCTTCCGTCTGCACCTTCATCTCGTTGGTCGTGATGGTCTTGTCTTTTTCCTGCTGCTGCAAGTCCTTGATGGATTGCTTTAGCTGGTCAATTTTCTCCTTGTATCTGATGATGCCATAGATTGCATCCTCGTACTTGACCTTGATGTCAAGAATCTGCTGTTTGTCTTCACTTACCATAGTTTTTTGTCTTTTAGTTGTTCAACTCTATCATTGTAACCTCGCAATATCCGCTGTTTGTTGTTTTGATTTCGAGAACAGCAAAATACGCTCCGTACTGCGCAAGATACACTGGCTTCGTTTCGTCAAAGTTCAGTATCTCCAAATCCGAAAGATTGAACCACTCCGTTATCTGGTGCGGGTTCGCAACTGTCTTTCTCAGCTTATCAAGCTTGCTGTCGAATAAACCTTGCAGGTCGATGTTGAAAGCCAATGCTGCATAGCCGGCATCGTCCTTTGTAAGATTCACGATTCGGTCTTTGCACGCCTTGTACTTGGTGGCAGTCTGTACTGTTAGCGTGGTCCTACCAAAGGTGCGTTGCGTACTCTCCCACTCGTATATCGGTATGCGGTTTCCGTCCGTGGCTGCGAATGGCAGCGTACAAACGTCCTGCGTATATTCCAGCGTCTTGTTGTCTATCTCCATATCCGCATCGTGCTTCCGAAAGACGGTGTCGTCTTCCTTCCACTTGTAGATGTTATGCTGGCAGTAGTCCTCTACGCTGAAATCGGTCTGCCTTGGATGGTTGCAGGCTTCGCTTGGAATGAGCTTCTTCGTCCAGTCAACCGCTTGCGCCTTGTCTTCCCATAGCCTCACGATGTCCGCAAACGCAAGTCTGCCATCGGTGAATCGCTGGCTTGGGAACGTTGATGTCAGAATGCAGATACACTTCAGAAAATCCGTCACCTTGATGTCTGGCAGGTTCTTGCCGATAGGGAAATTTCCTCCGTAGGGTACTTCATCGCTCTGACTGATGCTTGCAGAAATGCGTCCGTTGTACCCACGCAACCCTCTCAAGACCCCCTTACCGTAGTGTTTGAACTCGAAGGTCACGATGTCACCCTCTTCAAGTTGAATCTCCCCTCGTCCTGCTGCAAGGTGTATGAACCGTCCGTTTACCTTGTCAGAGTCGTAATCTGTAATATACCTTCTAGAAGAAGCGTCATCTTCGTCTATCTCCTTGCCTGCGATGTATGTCTTTGTGTACTCACTTTCCTCCTGGTCGCTCGTATGCTTTGATACAACCTTGATTTCAACGTAGCAAGGCTCGTACTGATATACTCCGTTATGTTCTGTCGAGCCTTCGTAAGAACTGCCGACATACCCATTCGGGCGTGCATTTGATGCGTCCCACGACCAGTTTATCTGAACATCGAAAATCATCGTGCAGGCAATCTTTACTTTCAGCTGGCTGTATCTGTTCGCAAGTTCCAGTCCATCGAAGACCTCCGATAGGCTCGTTGGCTGGAATTCAAGAATGCCGAGGTTCGTTGTTGCGATGAAAGTACCCTCAAAGCTGCCTACGACCGTCTGTGCATCTGCCTTTCTCGTAATTAATGGGACAGCAAGCCCCTTGATGGTTTCTTTCGCCTGGCTGCTCCATCCGAATGCAACCCCGGTCTGTGCCGTGATAAGGTCTAGGATATATTGTGCCGTCACGCTTGGCTGGATTGCTCCCTTGTCAGCATAACCAAAAGAGCCACCTCCGCCAAACGAACCGCCTCCGCTCGAAGAAGTCTGTACTTCCCTGCTGCTGGCTCTCGCCCGGCTCTCAGTCTCGCTCTTAACTCGAATGGTCGTTCCAGTGCTGTATTCCTTGATTGCGTTGATGACCAGCCACTCTGCCGTGGCTGGTGCTTGAAGGTCTATATCGATTGGCTCACTCTCGCTGGTGTACTTCACGCTGTATGGTGCGAATCTCGATGTCTTGTATTGTGTTCCGCCCGATACGTAGTAGTTGCTTTCCGAAGCTTCGCCTGCTATCCAGTAGAGCATTCCGCTCTTTGATGGCTTAACGTAAACGAGCCTTCCAGCCTGCTTATACCTGGTTACGTTCACCGTGATTTCTGTTCCACCCTTGTCTGCTGGTATGTCTTCCACTCCCCAGGCTTCCGTAAACCCGGTTGCAGGGTCGTAGCTTCCGTATTCCACCTGCCCTGCTGGTGCTTCGTCCATCAATGCAAATCGGATGCTGATAGTCGTCATAGCAGTTTTCGTGTCTCCACTGGCGCAAAGGATGCCTGCACCTATTGTTGCTGGCAAAATCGGGTCGGGTGCTGGTATGGTCGGATTGGTTTCCGCCTCGGTTGTTCCTGCATCCGAAGCAAGGCTCACGATGTTCTTGTTTGTGTCGAGTATTGCCCAGGTTCGATAGTCCCCCTTTCCCAGCACCTTGCTGATGGTCGCTCTCATTCCAGCCTCGAAAGGTATGATTGCGCACAAGTATGTCTCATCGGTCAACACCTCGCCCGACACGTACTTCCCGACCTCTGTTCCTGTTCTTATCTTACCGTCAACGAGTGAATATGTCGTGTTGCTATTCCCTCCAACGTTGCGGTCATAGCCCTGCCACTCTTCGCTTGATGTCTTGACCGCTGCAGCGTCATAGGTTCCATAGAAAACTCCCTCGGAAATCGCCTTCTCGTAGGTGTAGGAGCTGTTGTTTCTGTTGAACCGAATATACTTCGTGCAATTCAACTCGTTCAGCTTCAAATCGGAAGATTGCAGCGTTGCCAATGCCTGGAACAATCCCCAATAAATCGAAATTTCGATGGTTTCCTTTACGCTCAGGACGCTTGCCCTTCCGTTGTGTATAATCTCCAGCCCATTGCGGAAATAACGTGCTGTGTGGAAAATATAGGGGTATTTGCTGCTGGTGCTCGGTTTTCCTGCAAACTCCAGCACCGCCATATTGTGTGCTGTCTTGGGCAGGTTGATGGTGTATGTCGTGTTGGCGGTCATTTTCGTGATGTCACGGAAAAGGTTGCTCTTGATGTCGAGCGTGATTGCCGTTTCCTCGCTCATATCCATCAAGATGCCATCGATGTAAAGTTGCTGGTCTGTCATAGCTGCTGAATCTGTGTATTGTTAATAACCAGGTTGCAGACGAAATCCTGCAACTCTGCCGTTGTCTTGGTGTACGTTCCTGCCTTGATTGTCACGCTCTGCCAGTTATTGTCCCCGAGGTACATATCAACGACCGGGCTACTTGCCACGTCTTGCAGGAAATCGAACGTCTCGCAGTCCACAAGCGGTGCGCAAAGCGGTATGGTATCCTCCCTGCTGTAGCCCTGCCGCCTGCCGTTCGCTCCGAGGTAGCCGAATATCGTATCGTCATACTCTCCGAGGTTGTTGCGAACGAAGCTGGTGTCGCTGCTTATCGCCCTGCTCTCATCGCCTTGCGTGAATAGCCAGTAACGGTAGAAGCCGTGTCGGTCTATCCATCGCAGGTAAATGCCCTTCTCTGTGTCGTTTCTTTCTATCCTTGCAAGGAGAGACTGCTTGCCACCGACCGCCATCGCAAAGGTAAGGTCGAAAACGTCCGTGAACGTTCCCTGCTCTATCTTTCCATCGAAGTCGTAGATGTTCCAGTACCTAGCCTTGCCTGGCAGAACGCTGGCGTTGATGTCCACGATTCCAGCGATGCCGGGCTTAACTAACTTGCTTGGTGCTCCCTCGTAGCCGACAAGAATCTGGGAAGCCGAATTGAGATAAAGACCAAAGGAGAATGGGAAATGCGTGAACCATGTCAGCTTCTTGTGTCCGTTCCACGTCTCGCCTGCCCTCATAGCTCCCCAAACGTAGAAGGTCGTATAACAGAATGTCGCGATGTCGCTCCCCTTGCTATTCTTAACCTTCACGGAAATATTGAACACTGCCCCGAGTTTGCTCTGCTGAATCTCCTTGGTGTAGTCAAGGTTCCCGAATCTGATGCCATCGAAGAGTGCCTGCACATATTCCCGGTAGTCCATGATGCAGTTATCTGCAAACGCTTCCACGCTGTACGTGTGCGCCCTGGTATCTCTGCTGATGGTTGTCTCGATGCTCGCAACGCCAGAGCCGCTCGCCTTGATGATGCTGGGAAGGAAAGCGAAGCCTACAGCGTCCGCATACTTAATCGTGATGCCGTTTTTCGTTGTCTGTCTCATACCGTCTCATTGTTAAGTTTTATACTTCCCACCGACTGGTGGATTAAGAAAATAAGTCTCTGCCCCAACCGCTTCATCGTATCGGGCACAACGTTGCTGTACACGTCAGCCCTGCCGCCAGTGCGGTGCAGCCTAGAACCCTTGTTGGCGATGGTGTGGGCGATTGCCCCTGCCATACTCATATCGCCACGCTCTTGCGGTGTGTACTTGTGCGGTCGCCGGGTCTTGTAGGGGATAGGTGTGCCGTGCAGTCCCTTGTCCTTCATCCACTGTCGGATGATGCCACGGAAGCCGTATGGTATCTTTCCTGCCCTTCGTCCAGTCTCCAGCACACCGAATGGCTTGTGTCCCCAAAGGATGGTCTCATCCTCGCTGGGCTGCTCCACCTTTAGGCTCGATATGGTGCGCCCCGATGCGTTCTGTCCGTTGATTCTGATGTGGTTGATGATAAGCTGCCGTGCTCTCTCCACTTCCTCCCTCATTATCAGCGATGCCGCGTTGGGGTCGAATTGTATTCCTCCCTTGCTCATACCTCACACCCTCCTATGCTCTGTGTCAGTTGCAGGGAGTACATCACGCCCGACACAATCGTGCTCAGCCGCTCGATGATGGTCTCGTAGTACTGCTGCCCTTCCAATGGTTCGAACTGGTGCGACTGGTTGATGGCTCGTATCATCCTTGCCCCTGCCACCTTCATTCTGTCGATGCACTCTCCGTTGTCTTCTCCTTCCGCTCCCCTCGGTACGGTGTCTAGATAAGCCAGGGCAACGTTCACGGTGTCGTAAACCCTGCCGTTGCGTATCTCTGTCGTTCCGCTGGCTGGGATGATGCACACGATTGCCGGGTAGCTCAGCTTCTCCAGCTTGGTGTCCGCAGTGTCCCAGTCCTCGAAAAGGTAGGTGTAGTCTGGTAGCGTGTCTGCTGCCAGCTGCTTCAATGTTTCTCTGATTGTTGCCATAATTATCTGGATTTACGTTTCATTTCCTCCGCCTGCAACTTCTGCAGGTTCCGCTCGTAGAGACTTCTCTTGTTGTCCATCTCCATGCACTTGTAGATGCGAAGCCACGGTGTCTTCAGAACTTGGTCGTGGTCGCTGATGCCCATCCTCACTGCATACCAGTCCAGCATACCGAACAAACCGAACCGCAGGGTATCGATGCCTGCCTCCTTCTCCAGTCGTGTTGGCTTCGCTGTGTCGGTGCTCTCGAAGAGCTTGTTGATGCGCTCAACCTCTGCTGTTACCCATCCGATGAGCATAACGACATCAACCGCCCTAGCCTGCTCCACTTCCTTGTGGCTCAGACCGAGGACGGTTGTCACTATCTGATACAGACTTTCCTCGCTGTCTGATAGCTGGGAAAGGTCAATCAGCTGCCCGATGGATAGCTGGTTGAGATTGTCGGGCACTTGTTTCTCCCCGACAAACGCTGGTCGTGACTGCTTGCCGATTTTGTAGCTGGTGTGCCTTGCCACTGCCAGCCAGTACTTGAATGTTGTGTTCTTATCCATACGCTTTATATTTTTTGTCGTTATCTTTGCCTCAATACGTGCGCCCTAGCCGTTCCATGGCTTGCTACGGATAACTTCTTCAAGGCTACGTATCGTATTGCGTCTATGCCGTGGTTGAATGCGTCTATAGGCTGGTTCGTGGTCTCTCCATCCCTTGACTTCTTCCACTTGTATTGCTGCATATTCTCGATGATGCCGTGGCTTCGTCTGGTTATGTTGATGCGGAAACGCTTCAAGATGTCGATGCCGTTGTTGATACTGTCCGCTCCCTTGGTGCTGCCTATTATCCACAGCCCTTGGTTGTGTATCTCCTGAATGCTCTTAGGTTCTGCCGAATCCGCAATGATGAGGTCTCGTTTCGTCAGTCCTTGCTCCTTGCATCGGTCTGCGATGTCTTCGTTCGTCAATCCGGGCTGGTAGATTTCCTCGTCCACCCAAAGCTCACCGTGTGCGAGAATAACGTGCTCCAGTGCAGTTGAATCGTTGGTGAATCCGAAGTCCATACCCCTGCACTCCATCTTCCACTCCTCCCTTGGTGGCAGCTTGTCAACGATGCCCCAGTTGGTGAAGATAAGCCCGGTTATCTTTCCAGTCAATCCTCTAGCGTACACTCTCCAAAGTTCGGGGTCGTCAATCTCCTCAATCTTCTTGTGCTCCTGCTCAGTCAGAAATCTGTTGTTCCGATGGTCGCTCAGTATCAAACGGCAGTCATCCCTTCCGATGATGTTGTTGTGCACCCAAAACCTTGCGCTTGGATTGTAGTCGATGAACACCTGCTTTCTGGTTCGGATGGCAAGCTGCCAAAACACTTCGTAGGGCACACCGTTCGCCTCGTTCACGAACAGGTAGTCTCGCTTACCGTTCTTGGCATCCTGCGCATCCTGGTAACTTTTGAACTCGATGATTGAGCCGTTCTTCCCTCTGTAGCTGCTGTCGCTCTTGTTGTTCTTGAACCAGTCAAGCAGCTCTGCCCTTGTGTGCAGGATGGTGTCCAGGTCTCGAATGGCTCCCACCTTTAGGTTCGGGAGGTCTTGACCGCACACCGTGATAATTGCCATCGGATGCTCAAAAGAAAGAACTATAAGACGCTGCATAATGGTGTATGTCTTCCCCGAGGACGTGCCGCCTTGGTTCACGAGAAACCGTGGCTTCACGTCCGCATTCGGGGCATACAACTCACCAATAACGTCAAATAGTGCCATTCTTCAAACAAACTAAAACTTAAAACAAATTATGATAAAAATTAATCTCTATCCAATCCCTCACGCTCGATTACTTCCTGCTCGCTGGATGCACACTCGTGCCCCGAGTTGATGTAGCGTACCTCGATGCCGCCTTGGAAGCCTGCGTTCAGGTCGAGCACGACCTTATCCAGTCCGAGCAGCTTGCAAATCTGCGTCTCTGCCTTGATGATGATGTCGAGGTAGCGTGGTTCTCCGAATCCTCGCTTCTCGGCATCGTACATTATCGCCTTGACGGTCTCGATGGAAATCTGCTTTCCTCGCTCATCTACGATAGGCAGTCCATGCTGGGTTGATTTCTGCAAGTGGTAGTCTTCCTTGGACTTCTCCCAGGCTTCCCACGCTTCTCGTATTACCAGCTTCAACCTTGCCACCTCGCTGGTTATTTTCTCGTCCGTGTCGGTCAGTCTCTCTTCCCTCCACTCCTTCAATAACCGCTGAATGTCGCAGTGTGCTTGATTGTATTTCGGTCTGTCGAGCCGTTTCCTCACCTCTGCCGTGATTTCTCGCTCCGTCCATCCTCTGCGGTATAAGGGTGCGATAATCTGCAGGCGGTTCTCGATGTCGATTTTCTGTGCTCGATGTTTGTTGTTATTACCTTGTGGCATACGATTCTGATTTAAAATTTAGCTCCGTTGTACTTGTATACGATATTCCCCTCGCTGTCTCGTTCGTCAGCTGGTACCATAGCCCCTTCGAACATCTTGTATGGCGAGTGCGCTGCCTGCGGATTGTTCCAGCACCACTTCATATAGTCGGCTGCGCTCATCGTGTAATACTTCGAGTATTTCTCACGTGTTCCCAGGTTCATCGCCTTCTCCAGTCTCGCCCTCAAAAGGTTCTCTGCATCCAGCTTAATGTCGCTCCACCTCACGTATCCCTTGCGCTTGCAAATGTTAAGTGCTTCGCACATCTGCCCCCTGCTGTAGTTCCACGTTGGCGGCAATCCACAGCAACTTCCGTTGTGGCAAAGTTCCTTGAAGTGTGCGTCCGATACATAAAAGCGCATTCCCAGCTGGTCGCACAGTTCCTTCATATTCCTGAAGAACGGTTCTTTAACCTTGCGGTTAAGTCTAAGATAGCCGGACTGTACGCTGTACTTCTTGTAGAATGCGAGAATGTCGAAACCTTCCATCTTGCTGATGATAGGCAACAATTCCTTCAATGTCGGGCTTCTCGTCTCAAGGCAGAAGAATTCGGTGCTCAAAGCGGTAGCCCCTCTGTTGAATGCTTCCTTGATAAGGTCGAGGTACGTTGGCGTGCTCACTCCGATGATGAATGGTCTCAGTCTCAGCGTTGCCCCTCCAGCCCCTGCATTGGCGATGCGCTCGATGGCTTCCAGTCTTGCTTGTGGGCTTTCCACCCCTCGCTCTATTACTCTTGCCTTCTCTGCATCGCTGGTGATGATTGAGAACTTGAAGTTCCAGTTCTTCTGCCCTCTGATCAAGTCCATGTATCGCTCATCTTTGGTGAACCATGCTCCCTTGGTAGAGAAGCAAAGCGGATAGTCTATATCCTTGAAGAAGCGCAAAAGCTCCAGTGTCGTTCCGTACTTCCGTTCGAAGTTGTCGAACTGGTCGCTCATGCTTCCCCACTGCATAACCTTGCGAGCCTTGATGTATGGCGCAAAGTCTCCACCGTGCTTGTCGGGGTCAATGAACATTCGTTTGATGCGCTCAACGCTCACATCCTTAACCTCCTTGTGCAGGTATTCCTTCTTCTTGCTGCCAATACCTCGCTGGTTCTGAGCAAAACAATACATACAGCCAAAGCTGCAATTATTGTAAGTGTCAAAAGCCATTGGCATTGAGCAGTCGGGAAACTCGTATGTTATTCTTGGCGTGTTGCCATAATGTTCTGCCATATCCTCATGAATTTATTTTGTTGATGATAAAGTCTGCGATTTGGTCTGCTGTCTGCTTCGTGGTGTCTATCGCTACAACGTCACACCCCGCAGTTTGCCATTTCTTTGCCGAGTGTGCCGATTCTCGCTGCCCTCGGATAATATCCTTGCTCAACGTTCCGTTCGATCGTTCTGCGAGCCTTTTCTGGATTTCTTGCAGTGGTGCGTATAAGAAGATTACAATCTGTCTATCTGCATTGAACATTGCGTGCGTCAAGTTCGGACCCCAGCATTTAAGTCTCATCCCTTCGCAAATGATGCAGTCGGTGCTTTCCAGTGCCTTCTTTACGATGTCACGCAGTATGGTTGTACCGTTCAGATTGTCAACACCTCCGTACTTAACATCGTATCGCCCTGCAAATGCAACTCCCTGCCGGGTGCTGCTTATTCCGTCCTTGTAGCTCTCAATGCCACCAAAGCTTTCTATCAGCTTTCGGGCGACGGTGCTCTTTCCGCTGGCGTTGGTTCCAATGATAAAAACACAAGTCTTTCTCATATTCGAGTTATTTTTGTTAAATTTCGTCTCTGCCGGATTGAATTGTTCCGAGCGGATAGTTTATCCATTCCAAGCGTTTCTCCGACTTAAACGCGAAATTTCCGACTATTCGGGTTTTTCCTTGAGTTCTTCCACGTCAAAGTTGCGCTTCTCGATTGCGTCAAGCCCCAGCATATCTGCCACGGCTTGTGCGTCCTCGCTGCGATATACGATGATGATGCGCTGCTCTTCGTCCTCTGCTGGCTCGTAGGTCGTGGCTTCCTGCTGGATTTCCCAGGGGTTCAATCCCCATCGCTGCATATCGTCCACGTCAAAAGCTCCCTTTAGTTTCTCTTCATCCCAGCTACCAAAATAGACGTTATCCTTGATGATGAACTCGTCCGTCTCTTCATCGGATAGGCTGTCAGCAATAACGACCTCGACCTTTTGTTCTGCCTTCCACTTCTCCCAGTGGCTGCAAAGCTGCTGCTTCTCTCCATCGGTCAGTTTCACGGCTACGGCTTCAATCGCTCCCTTGATTGCTTCGTCTTCCATCTGCTCGATGTTGAGCAGGGCACGGAAGCGCATATTACCTCCGAGAATAACTCGGTTCTCATTGCAGACGATTGGTCTCATCTGCAACATCTTCGGAAACGTCAGAATGCTTTCAACGAGCTTCTGCATCTGCTGTGGCTCTATTGTGCGTGGGTTGTCTTGGTTCTCCACCAGGTCGTGCAGGTTGATGTTCTCGATTCTATTCTTCTCCATTGTCTTCCTCCTTTCCTTCTTGTCTTGGTTTCAGTTCATCAAAGTTCCAGACTATGCGGTTGATATGGTCAACTCCAAGCAGCTTGGCAAGGAATGGCTCATCGGCTGGCTTGTAGTGAATGATTACGTTCTCACGAGGCAAAACGCCATCGCCCATTATCGTTGGCAAGTCGTCAGGAGTCAAGTCTTGCCCTTCGATTTCAGGCGGTAGTTCCCCTGCGAATGGGTCGCCCTCTTGGTCGTCCTTGTCTTTCTTCTTGCACTTGCTGGTGCTGCTTGCTTCCGCTGGTGCTGGGTTCCAGACTGGCATACCCCAGTTCTGAAGCTGTGCGCTGTCCCATCGGTTCGCAAGGTCGTTGAAGTCCCAGTTGCCGAAGGATAGGTTGTCTTTAATCATAAACTCCTGCTTCTGTGCTTCCGTCAAGTCTGATGCACTCACCACGGTAGCTGTTGGCTGCTGCTGCCATCCCTGCCAGTACTCCATCAATGCGGCTTGCTCCTCATCGGATAGACGCTGTTCTGCATCCAGCTTCACTTGAATGCTTGCTTCATCCATCGTGACAATGTGCTGCAAGGCTTTCAGTCTCATATTTCCACCCAGTGCGTGGAAGGTCTCATCCACGACTATCGGGCGCAGGGTAAGCATTCGTGGAAATACGATGATGCTCTGCACAAGCTTCTGAAAGTTCGCTTGACTTATCTCTCTAGGGTTCGCTTCGTTCTCGCTGACCCTCGATAGTGCGATTTCTTCTGTTTTCATTTTCTTCTTGTTTTAAGTTCGAAAATTCCTGCTTATTTGATAAACATTGGCGCAAAGATACGACTTTTTCGCTTTAGTTGTTCGTTCTTCGTGCACTTTTAACTTTTATCAACATTCCATCCGTCAAAGGCTCTGATGGTCTTCTGAAGGGTTGTCTGTGCCTTTGGCTTGACCTTGACCGGGTATCCGGCACACACCCAGGCGAGGAGTAGTGCGTCTCTCTGGTCTTGGTTCATTCTCTGTAGCTTTCCGTCTGAGCTGATGAAGTAGGCGATTTCGTCTTGTGTTATTTTTCCGTCCTTGCCTTTCCAGCACTTCTTCAGCGGCTTGATTATCTCGTAGGGGATGTTGTAATGCTCGCAGCATTCTACGATAAGGATTCCGGTCTGATGGTTCATCCCGGTTGAGCGTCCGATTGCTGCTGCCTTGACTGCCGACATAAATCTTCCTAGCACGTGCCAGTTGCTCTTGTTGAGCCAGCCGCCTTCAATAACGACCTTTACCTTCTTGCAGCTCTCGTTCATTGCCTTGAGGTAATCTATCAAAGCTGGGAAGTTCATTTTATAGGCGAGAAACTTCTTGTCGTCAAAGACTGCTCCAACTCCGCTTTCCTGGTTGTCGGGGTCGATGCCGATTATAACTGTTCCTTTTTCCATTTCGTTTTCTTTTGTTTTACTTTTGTTTTATTTTTGATTTTCTTTTTTTTTGTTATTTTCTTGGATTTTTCGTTCTAAGCCGTTATCTCTGTGTCTGTGGGTAGTTGTTCGGGTTGCGGAATCCTACGTGCGTGTGTGCGCTTGTGTGCGCTTGTGCGCTAGCTCCCTACTATTCCTATCCTCTACCCTATAGTCCCTTCTCCTTTCATCGTCTTGCAGGCTTGAAACGGAAAAATCGAGGGAGTGCCTGGCTATTTGCAAAATAAAGAATATCTCGTACCGAATGAGTTTATTCCACAAACACCCCCTCTTTTGGTTGCAGGAGGTTCCCGATGTTCCTTGTTTCGGGATTCCTGCACTTAGCTGTCTTCTGTTATTTCATTTCTTCGTGTTACACCTCGCTTTCTTTTTTATCGGAATGAATGCCGGACGACTCTCGTCTTTCCGAGTTGCCAGATTAATAATTTAAGTGAATACATTGAGCGCAAACAATACAGTCTCAAATGTGTTAAACTTTATGTTTTTGCCGTTTGCGGTCGTTCATTCGCTGGTTAAGTACTTATCTTGCTGCTTGGAGCAAGGATTGTTCCTTCTTTCTCCTTACACGCTCTGCAAGCCACTTGAAGTGCTCTGCCGCCTGCGGATCACGGAAAATGGAAGCCTGCGCTTCCAGGCTTGCCCTATCCAGCTTCTTTCTTTCGGCTTGAAGCCTGCGCAGCTTCTTCTGCTTGTCGTTGTAGCCCTTGACCTTTTCGGGGTTCGCCTTTCTCCAGTCGCTCGCAAGCTCAATCAATCTCTGTCGGTTCTTGCGGTAATACTCCGAGTTGTACTGAGAGACGTTGCGCCTTATACGCTGCCTTTTTCCGTACTCTCTGATTCTGTCGGGGTTCGCCCTTCTCCATTCCAGGTTCCTCCTCATCATCTCGTCACGGTGCAGGGCGTAGTATCTGCGTGCTCTCTCACGATTGTGCTCTTTGAGTTCCTCGTCAGTGTATTTCTTCTTTCTTCCAATCGCATTCCTTGATGTCTTGGTGTTCAACATATCGCCTGCGAGTTGGGCAGTACCTGCCGCAGATGCAGTTTCGCCCTCCCTCGCAAGCCTTGCACAGTTCGCTCGCCATACGCTCTCTAGAATGGGTCTGACGTGAAGGCAATATGCTCATTACAATCGTATGGGATGCAGCTGACGAAGTCTGCTACTCTTCCGCTTTGGATAGGCAAGACTTTATATCTATAATATGCTCCCTCTCCACGGTCACTAACAAAGAAGGCTGGCTGCCACTTGTATCCCTCTCCATTACTCACCAGAACCTTGTCGAAAGGCTTGAAGTCTGGCTGCTCCTTACTCTTCTTTTCCTTGCTCTTCTCCCATAGGGTGCAAGCCTCTTGGAACGTGACGGCTTCGTCCTCTGTTGCTTCTCGAAGTTCAACGTGTACGCTGATGCGCAGGTCGAAGGCTTGGTCGGTCACGAACTTCTCGTTCTCGATTTCGTACTGGTTGCCGAATGTCAGCGTGTCCTCGCTCTCGTTCTTGCCGATGAGCTTGCCGATGATTGTCAGCTCTCCGTCCTCGTCATCCTCGTTGAATACGTAGAGCTTGCCCAGCTCGAACGCTGGCTTCTTCTCCGGCTTCTCAATCTCCAGGGTCTCACGGTTCAGCTTTCCGCCCAATCGCTTCTCGATGGAGCTGATGTAGGTCTTGGCTGCATCCTCGGTTTCTAGAGTGAATTCTTCTGTTATGGCGTTATCACATTCTCTGAGGTAAGTATATCCTTTCTTGCCATTTTTGCAATAATAATACTTACCAGCAAAAATTGTGTAAGTATCATCCGTAAACTTCTCGAAGATAATATGCGCATTACCATCTTCGGTAACAAGCACGTCTCCCCTCTTCCAGGCAAACTTGCTCCAGTCTCTCATTTTATCGGATGGGAAAAGCATTACTTCGCCTCCCTCCGTCCATCTGCCGTTCTTGTCGAAGCAATGCACATCTCCGTTCTTATCCTCAGTCCGGATTACTCCCTTGCTGGATGCAAGATAAGTGAACGCAACCTCTCCGCACATTGGCGTATATAACTTAGTGCCAGCAGGCACACCTTTCAAAATCTCATAAATATAAAAATCTTTCTGTTCCATAATCTGAATGTTTTTTATTGTTTGTTACTCTTGTTTTGTTTCTTTTGTCTGTTACAGTTTGACGTGTCCCAGTTTCTTGTAAAGTTCCACCAGCTCCATAGTATCGAGCCGGAAGTCGGTGTTGCCAACGTAAACGTGGTGGCGGTGGCTGTCCGTGATGATTTCTATCTTCTTCATTTTCAACTGCGTTTAAAATTGTTCGTGTCCGCATTGTAATCCTTTAGGATACATTCGAGTGCCTTGATTTCATCATCTGCCAGCCAGATGTCTCTGTCGCCAACTGACAGATGATGAAGACCGCATTCACGGACAAGTATGATATTATTAACTCTGTTCATAGATAACTATTTAAAAAGTTCCATTCGTTCATTGCTCAATCTCAACAAAGTGATACCCCGGATCATCAATTCCGTCGCTACCCATGCAACTTGCGAAGCTGCAATACTCTTTCATTTTCATATCGTCACAAAATGCACACTCTTTGCAGCCGGAGGTGCATAGTGAATCTTCTTCCACTTTGATAACCTTACCTTCAATCTGTAGAAGCGTACCTTCCTCGAAATGCTTTTCCATTTCGTTCGGTTCATTAATTACAATTACTTCTTTTGCCATAATTCTTTCGTTTTAAGCGTTTAAAATCTGTTTGCCTTATAATTTACCGTCCGAAGCGTAAAAACGGCTCAGAGCGGCTTATTTTACCCTCATTCGTTATTTTTCGGGCTTCCAGTCGATGCCCAGTCGCTGCAGAACTCCCTTCTCATAGAATCTCGCCAGTGAATCCTTGGCTGGCTTGTTCCGTGGGTTCTTCTTCAAGTCGGCAAGGCTCTGCTGGATTACCCATCTGAACTTGTTGTCCTGGCTCTGCTGGGATGCTGGCTGTCTGTGCTTGGCTAGCTCGTAGCGTTCCCCGATGCTCAGTCTTTCCGTTGCCGCTGGATCCTGCGCCCTGGCTTCTGCCGATTGCGGCTGATGGCTTGCGGCTGGCTCGGTGTTGTTGAAGTTTCCCTCCAGCACCTTGGCGAAGTTCTGCTCATTGCCGAATATCCAGTCAAACTTGCTAACCCATCCCTTCTTGTTGTTTCCGTTCATAAAGTCAGAAGCCATAGCGATGTCAATTGCCCGGTACAGAGTTTTCACGTCTCCCTTACACTGGCGTAGCCTTGCCTTGACCATTACCTTGCGGTTCTCGGTCATAAGCGTAATAGGTGGCATCACGCTCTTCGTCTCATAATGCTTGCGGTTCCAGTATTCCTTGATGCCTACGTAGTCGATTTTCTGAGATTTCGAAACCTTGCCGCCAGCAGGTGCTTCGGTCTTGACCGATGCACTCAGAATACCTTCTTTAGAAGGTTCTAATATATCTGTTTCTTTAGAAACATCATTATCATCAACATTATCATTTACATATTCATTATCATATACATTATCATTATGCAATGCAATTTCTGCATTTGCATCCAATTGCATGCTTTTGTATGCTTTTGTATGCTTTTGCTGTGGCTCTTCTGCATTTGCATCCAATTGCTTTTTTTGCCAACGTTTCTGTGCATTTGCACGCAGCTTTTCTCGCTTTTCATTGTACTTGGCTTGGTTTCGCTCCATATCATCCTTGATAAAGGCGAAAGCCATACGTAATGTTGGCTCTAGGTTGATAACCTCGCCATCCCTTGCGTAGATGAAAATCGCCCTCATTAGTTTGCCGAGTTGCTCATCCGTAAGCCCCTCGATAATGGCGTAATATGATGTGTATAGTATAAATGAATCGTTCATAATTTTATTCTGATAATGATAGTTTCTTTTCCAGCTTCCGTTTGAGCACGGTAGCCCTGCGAGTCTGGTTGACTTCCCTTGTACTGAGCAGTCGTGGCTCTGTCTTCATCTTGGCGATGTAGGCTTCCAGGTAGCCCACAATCGCCTTGATGTCTGTTGTCGATACTTGGTGCATCATAAGCTTGAAAATTTACTTGATGAGTAATCTTCTTGCTCCCTGCACCTGCTTGATGTAGGCAGCGCATTCCTCGGGATGGTCTGTCTGAAAAGCCTTGGCATCGAACTTCTCACTTGCCTTCGGTGCTTTCCACGTTGCCAGCGTCTTGCCGTTTCCGTCCACGATGCTCTCTGCGTCACCGAAGAACAGCTTCAAGTTGTCCTCGATTTCCTTCTGTCGGTTCTCCAGTGCCTTGCCCTTCTCCTTGATGTCCTTCAGCTCGATGAGCATATCCCCGACTTCGGCTGTGGCTTCAATCTCCTTTCCTGCCTTGTGCAGTGGAGACTTCAAGAGAACGTCTTGTGCGCTGTATGCAGGTGGCTCTTGGTTGCCCACGATGTAGTCAAGCCAGAACTTGGTTATCTCGTCACGCATCCATCCGAAAAATTCGGGGTCGAAGTCGATGTCACGGTAGCCGAACTCCCTGCCTGCTGTCAGCCAGGCAAGTGCTCCGTCCTTGTATTCGCCCACACCGAGGTTCATCTGCAACTGGCAGAACCAATGTTTCGGGAGGTCGTCTGCATCTATCTGCATCTGCGTGGTCTTGCACTCGAGGATGCTCTTGCTCGCTTCGTTGTGCGTTGCACCAACTCTCCAGAAGGTGCGGTCGGGAGATACACGCAGATACGGTGCATCGGTGTTCGTGATGGTGTAGTCGTCCGTGCTCGCCTTGATGATGTGGCAGTGGCTCTCTCGCTTGAAGAACTGCGCCACGGCATCCTCCAGCAGATGTCCTGCAACCATCGCGAAGTTCTCTACCTTTGGCGGGTCGATGCCCTTCTTGCGTCTCCACAACTGGTATGGCGTTTCCCAGGGATTCAGTCCCAGCACCGTGCCTGCCTCTGATGCACCTATTCCGTTCGAGCGGTTCTGCAACCACTCCTCTCTGTTCTTGTACTTGATTATCTGTTTCATTGTCTGAATGTTTTTATTTATCCATTAAGAATTTTCTTGCTGCCGTAAGAATAAGCGAGCGAATGAATTCATCCCTTTTCATATCTTGGAAAATTCCATCTGCGAGGAAACTGACTTTACCGTGGTAAGCAATATGGAAATCAAATCCTTGGTTTCCGTCTTCGTCTGCATCTCCAGTCGTCTCAGCTGCAATCTGCAGATAGATTCTTTCTTCCTCGTCTTCCTCAGCCCATGCCTTGTAACCGTCTGCGGTTCTATAAAAGTACTTGTCGATGGTGCTCTCGTGTCTCTGATTGTTCGCTTCGTTCTGTTTCTTCATTTGATTTACTGAATGTTTAAAAGTTGCCACGGCTTCCCTTTGTCTCGATGGGACCCCACCCCATAGGTTGCACCGTGGCGGTTCGGGATATTATAATAAAATGGCTTATTTCTTCTCTGCCTTGCCAGTCTTGCCCTGGCTGCGGCTCATTGCCTGCTGCGCCTTATTCTTTGCATCATCGGCTGCTGCCTGCGCCTGCTGTGCGATGGCTTCCTGCTGCTTTGGCTTTTTGAAGGTATCCTCTACGGTAGTCGTGCCTTCCTTGATGGCATTGTACACACCGCCCAGCTTTTGAATGTCCTCTGCCGTGACTTCCTCGGCAGATTTCCTGCCCAGGTATTCCAGCAGCATAAGGTCGGTCACTTGGTACACCTGGAAGCAGGCAACGCAGCTCTTCCACTGGCTCTGAACGCCAGTCTGCTTGATGTGCTCCAGTGCCTTTGCCTGCACCTCCTTGACTACGCTTGAAATCAGTACCTGCGGCACGACCTTGCAGATTGCGTTTCGCTGTGCGATTGCAACCGCTGCATTGCCGACTACCACCTGCATATCCTGCGAGAAGGTGTAGCCCTTAGAGGTCAGAATGCTGCGCTTCACTTCCACGGAGTAGGCAACATTGCTCTCGAGGTCGTGGCAGATGCCTTGTGCCGTGATGGTCTTTCCATCGTTGGCGATGATGCGACCCGCGATACGGAGGTTTTTCCAGCAGGCTGATATAATCTCGGTGAATCTCACGCTCGGACCCTCGATAATTGAAATCTGTCCGTCCTTGCCCTTGCGCTCCAGGTGGTAGAAGCAGTTGTATGCCACATCATCGTCCATCGCTGCCAGTGCTACCATATTCTGCTTGCACTGTGCAATGTCTCTCGGAAACTTGTGCGCTGTGGCAATCTGTCCGTCAATCTCCGAGCGGTTGATGGCTTCCAGCATTTCGCCACCGCTTACTTGAATAATCTCATTGTCCATAATTCGTTCAATTTCTAGTTCAACATAATCTTTTAATTAACTCTAGTGGAAGGCTGGGATTCGAACCCAGTTGAAACCTAAACATTCCCTTCCGTTGTAGGGCGCACGCTGTCAGTTTCCGCATATTTGCAGTAAACACTAACAACGAAAAAACATTAACCATTCTAACTTGTATGAATCTTTGCGTGCGCCCTTTGCCCACCGCTGTGGGATAGTGTCAAATAACCGTTATAATCATTTATGAAGCTAAACCAGTTGAGCCATAAGAATGTCGAGCCTGCTTTCGCTGAAAGCGTCCATCGGGTCTTGGTCTGCATGCTGGCTGTTCTCCTCCAGCCAGTCGTCCATCACGTCCTTATAGTTGACGCAGCCCTCGATGGCTTCCTCCAGCCGCTCGCTGTCGTTATTGCTGCACTTGTGCGTCACGACCGCAATGTTGCCCACGCTGTCGCACCATACGCAGATGCCGCCTGCCTTGGTCTTGATGTCCACCCTTGCAACCGCTGGTCGCTGTGGGTCTCTGTCTATCTCCAGCCAGATGGCTTCGTACATCTTCTTCCTGCACTCCTCGATTATCTTCCTCATTTGTTACCTCCTCTCTGATTGAATATGTAACTTTGGAAGGTCTCACGGCACGACTTCAATACCTCGTTGCCGCCAATTCCGTCCAGTGGTATGAGCGGTATGTTATCCAGTGCCACGCATAGGTTGCCTTGAAACTCTCTGTACTGGATTCTTCGCTCTGCCTCCAGATAGCACTTGTTGTTCAGTTCGCAGCACTTTCTGGTCTTGCGGTTCGCCTTCCAGTTAGTGATAAGCCAGCAGATGTCTGTGTACTTCACGATCATCCTGCGCATATTGATTGATAACTTGCTCATAGGGCAACCCTCCACGCTCTCTTGATTTCTGCGCCATCGATAACCTTGCGGTTGTCGATTCTGCGGAACTTGACCTTCATCTTTCCAGCCTGCACCCATCTGCGCAGGGTGTTGCGATGGATGCCCAATGCCTTGCAGGTTTCTGTCATTGTGTATCTGCCTGCATCCGATACATCTGGTTCTATGTTCGTCATATTATGCCCTCCAAAAGATTAAAGTTAGTACTATGGCAGCAAATGCCACTGATAAGAACTCGTCACTTGTCACAAACTCGATAAACTTCTTCATACGCTCTGAATGTTTAATTGGTTCGACTTGATTACTTGCGCACGGCTGCACATCTCTTCTTGGGTGTTATCACTCCAGCCTTGATGAGGGTGACACGCACGTTCTGCTGGGTGCAGCCTACGTGCTCCGATACTGCAAGCATTATTCTGCTGTCCGATGTCTCGGCAGGTGCCTTTGCCCGGAAGTCTGCGTACATCGCAATGATGTTCTTCTTTCGTTCGTCCTGCTGCTTCTGCAGCGGGGTGCGAAAATCATAATTGAAATTTTCTCCCATTTTTTATTGCGTTTTAAATTATTTTGTTTATCTTTGCAAAAGAGTTTTTAAACTCATTTCTGAAATCGTTTGCAAAAATACAAAAAGAAAATTGAAAAACAATTGTTTTACGGTTGTTTTTAATAAGTTTTTAATTAATTTTAAATTGATTTACAATTATGAGTGGAGAAGAATTAAAGCAGTATATAAAACGTTCGGGCTTGACAATGAGCGATGTAGCTAGAGAACTGGGTACTACACCACAGAATGTGCAGGCTCGTCTTGGTCGTAAAACTATAAAAATTGATTTTATCCAAAAGATAAAGGAAATCATCGACAGATGCGCCCCTCCTCTCCCTGCTGAGATGGAAGAGGCAGTTATCGGTTCAAATGTCAATGGTTCGAACAGCTCAAACGTCTCCCAGTCGCTTGGTAGTGATGCTGCCTTGGCTGCTGAGAATAAACTGCTTCGAGAACAGAATGAGTTCCTGCAAAATCAAGTTAAAACCCTGCTTGCCATTGTCGGGCAGAAATAATTTAGTAACTTTGCAAAAGGAAAAAGTATGGTTAGTCAAAAAACAACAAACGATAGGGAGACGGACAGAAGAAAGCTCTTGGCTGGGTATCTGTACGACTGCTCGAAAATGATGTACGGAAGCGTTGCTGTCGGTGGTCTGTCTCCTCTACTAACTGGTGACCCATTGCAGGCGGTTCATCAAGTCTGCTTGGTGTCGGGTGTGGCTTGTGGCGCATCACTTGCGTACCTTGCAAATTATATAATGAAATTTAAAAAATAAAGATTATGGATGCATTCTTGTTATTTAACGTGATGGCATTGGGAATGACCATTGCATTCGGCATTTTCTTGAAATCAAAGAAAGGTCAGAAGTGGTTGCGTGAACTTTAGTTCTCGCTCCAGGTACAATATCAACTAAAATTCTAAGTAACGATGAAAGATGAGGATTTCATAGAACGGAAGGAGAAGATTCTTCTTGCCGCTCTCGGTAAAAGCTGGCTATGGAAAGCCAGCAGGTTAATAATTGGCATCATCCCTCCAGTGGGTGCGCTTGTTATGCTGGTGCACTGCACCCTGCTCTCATTCGGCTATCGGGCAAAGCTCACGGAGTGGATATTCGACTGCTCGTTCTTCGGCTTCATCGCCTGGATCATCATCAGCCTAGCCTATGGCTTCTGCTGGGTGCATCGGGCGTTCATTACCTACGGAGTGCTGATTTCATTCTGCATCGACTTCCAGCGTTCCTTCGGGTTCGGAGGCTTGAGTGAGCCGCTGCACCTGCTGATGGTCGCCCTAGGACTGCTACTATTCTTCATCTTCTTCAAGAAAAAAGCTTGGAATGAGTTCTACGAAAGAAACATTAATCATTTAAATAAATAGCGTATGGGAAGTTTCATTAATGGACTGGCAAAGGGTTTCATTCGCTCTGCTGTCAATCAGGTAGGAAGGGATGCTGGTCGTGTTGTCAGCAATAACATCTATGGCGATGCTCACTCTATACCGCACCGAAATGTTTCCGCTGGCGGTGCTGGTCGCATAACTGGCGTTGGTAAGGTCGAGGATGAAGGAACTGTAATCATCGAGCCTTCTGAAGGAAAAGCTATTGCTTGGTGCGTGGTTGCTCTCTTCTTCAATTTCCTAGGTGCAGTCATCCTTCTTGTCGTTGGCTACAGAAAGCTGAAAAACAAATACGTTGCAAGTGCTTGGCATTATGAATCCCAGGCGGTCTATGTCGCTGATGGTCGCTATAAGGCTGGGGAGCGTTATGATGGGCACCAGTTAAGCAGACGAAAGATAGAGGTTTCTGCTGATGAGTTTATGATTGAAAAGAATGAGAAAATTGCAAAAATATATCTTTACGCTGGCTTTTCAATCTTCATTTGCTGCTTATTTGTTACAATTGCATCATTATGAAAAAGATAATAATATTATTCGTGCTTACGCTTGCGTGCGTGGGTGTGCAGGCGCAAAGCAAAAATATAAAGACAATGCTCTTCTCAAAGCTGGGGTATGATGTGCAGGGAAAAGACACAATCTATTACGTTACACTCTTGCAGTATCATAATTCATTGTCGTTCATCGGAAGAAACTCCTTGGTCGAGAATATGCAAAAGATACTCAATACCAAATTGAAAAAGGGAGAATCGTTTCAGCTCACAAACCCTGCAAAAGATGTCGTTTCATACAAAAGTAAGACAGCATTTTGGGTTAACCGAACATTCGCAATAAGTAAGGCTACAGCTGCAAAAACGCTTCGTGCCATCGGTATAGAGGCGTACACCCAACGAGAAAAGAACGCTAGAAACGACAGTATAGATGATGCGTACAAATTTTCGTATTGATTACCTTCTCTCCTACGAGGAATACCTGCCAGTGCTCACCCCTTCCGAGGTGGATGGGCTGCTGACTTCTCGCCCCTCGCTGGCTCAGTTGCAGGACTGGTCGCAAAGATTGAATAACCATCGGGCAAGGCTGGAAAGCGTTTTCAGTCGTGCCTACCAAAAGTTAAATGAATAATATGGAAGATAAAAAACTGATGTCCGCTGATGTGGATATAGCCGTGCGCTTCTTTGGTGCCATCGACCGCTTGAAGGCTGACGGCTGCATAGGAGGTCTTAAGACGATAACGGACCGGTACGGTCTCAACCGCTGGAACACAATATCCCTTCGAGACAAGCCTGCCGAGTGCTACGGTCGCTTCCGTCCGTCCTGGGTTCAGTTCCTGGTACGCGACTATCACGTAAACCCATACTGGCTGCTCCTTGGTTCGGGTGAGTTCTACGCATCCGGCTTCACGTCTGAAATCGTGAAAAACCTGAATAAAAACTGCACGGAAAAATAGCAGTAGTATTAAGTATCTAATTTTTAACCATTTAAAGCATACGTTATGATTTTGAGTACAACTTAACTGTTTTCCCCAGTATATAAAGGGGTTCTCTG